AACCTGTATCATCTTTTGATTCATTGTGATCTAGTGTCTTAATAGTAAGTGAAGCTTCGGGATCATCAGCATCAAGATAGCCTACCTGTACTAGGTAGTTGTCAGGTTCAAACGGGTCCATGTGTGACTTATCATCACGCTTTGTTGTCGTGTTCTCTACGTCTAGCACTAACCTCATGCTGAGTACACTGATCTTGAACCGTCAAGCACACAAGTAATCTTACCTTGAAAGCCGTTCAGTTTATTCTTTGCTATGTTTAAGTATCTGATTGGATCGTCCTCTTCTCCTTCTGCTTGTTGTGTCTTACCTATTAGTACCATGAGGTCAGCCTCTGCTGCCTTGCCTGTCTTACTACCTTCCATCATAGCCTGGTTCAGGTCAGCCCTGCCCTCTGCTTCTGCTGATAGCTGAGACATCCATATCACAGCACAGTCATACTGCTTGGCTATGTTACGTGCATGGATAGCTGCTGCCTTGAGTGTTATGTCTGATCGTTCTGACCTGATGTCGGCAAACTTGTCACCCATATCTAGGATAAGTATATCAGGACGTTCATACTTTACTACTGACTCAACCCAGTCCATGCCCTTACCTGTGCTGTCCTTGAACTGTATGTTCTCTGACACAGGGTGGTATCTCTTGTTAGCTAGAGCCTTATTGCCTCTGACCTCAGTCATTGTCATGTTAGATGAGGCACTGATGTATCGTGCAGCTACACGTGTGTAAGCTTCCTCGTTACACAGCACTGTAACCTTTGCACCTTGATGAGCAAAGCCACCGTCTGCTGCTACAAGTGAGGCGTGAAAGCTAGTCTTACCAGTATTAGGACGAGCGCCAACCAAGATAAGATGACCGCCACTGATACCCTCCACCCTACGAGCCAGACTGGATATGTTAAACTTCCATTTTGATTCAAGTGCCGTAGCCTCAAGGATAGTATCAAGACTATGATCATCCCACTCGACACGAAGATTTGGAGTAAAGTCATCTTTGTATTCCTCTAATAGTTGACGTAAAGGTTCAAGACTATTCTCTGCACCATTCACAAAGTCAAAGCCAAGGTTAGCTACGAGGTCACCCACATGCTGCTGAAACAACTGCGACAATGTGTCCTCTGCTATCTCACCCTTGATAGGTTCAGCTATCTCAATACGCTTGAACAGATCCTCATAGGCTGTACGTGTAGCGGTGGTCATGCTTGCGTTTACTCTGTTGAATACAGCATGTAGGTCTGACACTGTAAGGTCACCCTCGTATGTTTCCATAGCTGTCTCTAACGCTTGTTTAATCTTGCGTACATCTTTAGTGAAGATCTTATCAGGGCAGCGTATCCCTTTATGCTGATCGTAAAACTCTCTACTTAACAGAGTCTTTACTAATGCTAGTTCCATCATGTCTATTTTCTCCTCGCACAATCTTGTGCATTCCCTCTGGTGTCCTTATAGATGCAGCAATATCAAGTAATTGTTGATATGTCAACATTAACATTTGATAAGATTTTTCAGCTTCCTCATACTGTCGCATATAAACTACACCTTCATCACCTATAATCACTTCTATGTCTTCAAAAATAGCAGACTCATCCATCGTTCTAATAATAGATGCATCATGCTCAAACTCAACGGTAAACATTATTTGCCTTAGCTCTTTCTTTAGCACGTTGACGTTCATCATCATCAAACGATCTAACTATTGGTACAGTTTTATTGTTGTTATCAAAGTCAACTATTATACCAGTGTTCCACTTAGCACACTCTTCCTGTGCATCTTTAAGATTGTCAAACAACTTAGGCTTGGGAAAGTTTTCAAACACTGCACCCTCTGGTACATACATGATGTCACCATCCACGTCAATCACTATTGCTAATCTCATTTACTAACTCCTTTAGTTTCTCTAAGTCTTCATACTCACGATACTTTATATCATCCATCAGATTCATAGCAGTTGTCTTACGTCCTGTCCACAACTCTATCTCTCTGCGATACTCTACTGTCTTGCCGATAGCGTCAGGGTCAAGAGCAATGATTACCTTGTCATACTCACCTATCTTCTCAAAGTGTTTAGGGTTCATTGACGTACCCAGGATAGCCATAGCTGTAACATACGGTAGCTCCTGGGTAGCAACGACAGCAGACACAACGTCCTCAACTATAAGCAGGGTAGAGCCATTACCTATTGTGTAGTAGTCAGCCTCGCCTGTGTAGCGATACCACTTAGGGTTCTGCTTCTTACCTACTGCCCTACCTACAGCATCAACGATCCTGCCCTCATGCTTGATAGGAAAGACTACACGTTCATCTTTTACATCATACATAGTATCACCTAGTGCTATGCCCCAACGTCTTACGTAGCGTTGGTGCTTGGTGTGTGATGCCTTGGGTGTCACCACATACTCAGGTATCTCCATAGTATCTTTCTCCTTCTTTATCTTTGTGTAAGCACGTTTGAACTGTAGATCATTCATGTGCAGAAATATCTCTGCTGCTGTCATACCAGTGTCGTATATACCACCAACCCTACAGCCTAGCTTGAAACAGTTGTACTTTATGTCACCAAATATATTAGCTACAGTAAATGTATTCTTGCCTCGACAGTCAGGTGCAGGGCAATCACATCTGTGACGCTCACCATCCTTGAGGTCAAGCCCATTAATAAACTCTATTATGTTAGTCTTCCTCACGTACACCATCCTTTACTCCTCTCGTTGCCAGTGCCTTGCTTGCACCAGTGTATGTGTTCACCATGTATGGCTTGACTGATGCTGTGTTCTTGTGTCCAGTTACTTGCATGATACCTACTAAGTCAGCACCACCCTCCATCATTTCTGTAACAGCAGTACGTCTTAGATCCATAGCTGTAAGCTCACGTGGTAGGTTAGCTTCATCTAGTAACACGTTGATTAGATTAGATATTTCTTCTTTGTCGTATGGTGTGTAAGCACCTGTTCTAGGCTTTACCCTGGGAGCAACGTACTCTTGAAACCCAAAGTCTTCCTTCTGCTGACGCAGCATCGAACACAAACCCTGAGAGATCGGGAGGTGAATCTCTGCGTTACGTTTGCTTTGTACCATATCAATACGACATTGGTTTAGGTCTAAACTATTCCATGTAAGAAGCCGAATATCTCCTACACGCTGACCCCAATCGTATGCCATATGAACGATTAGTCCAATGCTGCGCCAACGAAAGTCGCTGTAAGCAGTGTCAAGAAAGATAGACACTTGTTCACGAGTCCAGTGTACCCTACGGGGTTCAGGTACTTCAGTCTTTACCAAACTGATTGGGTTGTGAATCATAACATCGTGTCGCATGGCATGTTTCCACGCAGCAGAAAGGACACTGCGTCTGTAGTTGGCAGTGCGAGTACCAACATTTAGCCATTGATCGTATGCTTGTGTTATGTGTCTAACCTTCAAGGTCTTACAGCGATAACCCCCAAGAGCCTTGCCCTCCACTTCAGTCAGTACAGTAGCTTGCAAGTGTGTCTCGTAGTCCTTTTGGGAGGAGGACGAAAGCCTACGAAACGCATCTGAGTGCAAGTAAAAGTCTACTATCTGTGTCAGTGTGGCTGACTGCTTGGGGATGTTCTTCATATTACCATTTCCTCCTTACCTTCCAGTATGCCCATGACTTACTACAATGACCATCGCCTAGCAATGTGTCTAATAGTCGCACGAGGTTAGGTTTGTTATTTCTCTTCCAATCCCAGTTTCTTGCGGAGAAAGTTTGATTTAGTCTTCCTCCTAGTATTACGTTTGTTAGTACGCTCATCGCTATCAGTATCCTTAGTAGGTAGGTTACCCACCCAATGTGTAACATCATCGAAAGGCGTGTTCGGATTCTCTCCATCTTCAGTCTCCTCTTGCATGTATATACCATAGATAGATAAAGAAACCAAAGTAAATAAAAGCTACTGCTAGTGGTAGTGAGTGCATTAAAAGTTGGGACACCATAGTTCTCCTTGTTCCTGTTGTTGTAGTAAATCTTCTAAGTCTTTCTCTTCTAGTCTAGCCTTGTCAGGGTAGCCATCCCAATCGTAGTCATCACGCCTACGTCTTGTCTCGTTGATGACACGCTGTATGGGTAGTACTTTACTGATACGCATAGTCTATCCTCCTTATCTCTACAGTTAAGTCTTTAAATATTTTTAGATACCTTAGTTCACAGTTAACAGCTTCCATACGGTTCTTGAATGGGTGGAAGCCCATCCACTGACCATCCTTACCAAACCATACTTCATATGACATCAGCATCTTCCTTTCATTTGCTTGTCGCTTCCTATGTAATAAGTTCTATCAGATCCCCAACAAACGTCAAGAGGTTTTATTCTACCGTTAGGCAATGCCATGCCTGGGTATCTGTAGTGTGGGTTAGCTTTGAGGAACTCTCGTAACTCTTCAACCTCCATCTTGCGTTGGGCATGTTTTAACTCTTGTACACACGCTGCTCTGCCTGTCCAGTGTTCATGTTTGTCCATGCAATACTTGTGTATCTGATTGGTATCTTCAACCATCGCTAGTAGTAGCTCTATCATCAGCTTTCTCCCTCGTGTATATCGTGTGTCTTTTTATATAGCAAAGCTTTCCTGATTAGTTCTTTGCCCTCATCGTACTCACCACTACACATCTTGTCGTAGCCCCAGTTAAAGTAGGATAGAGCTTTACTGTCTAAGTCATTGTCTCTGTGTTCACTAGGTACGTACACCTCGTAGTGTGTCTCAGTCTTATCGTTACTAGTATAGGAG